AAAATCTAAGTCACCAATAGTATGTACGTTACCGCCGTGTCCAGCAGTACCATCGTGTCTGTGTCCTGTAGCAGTAGCACTAGAAGAAGAATAAGTAAACGCATTTTCAAGTTGGTTGTATTCGTTATTAAATAAGGCTGCTGTAATGGTATCTCCATCTACGAACGTACTTTGTCTAGTATAGCTTTGAGCCATTTATTATCTCCTTCCTGACGGTCTATAGTCTGCGTATATACCATTAATTGCATAAGGTGCATTAGTATCAATACTAAATATTCTAAAGTTACAAGCGTCACCACTACCTTGTACTGCTTGTCTTACTAACGGATCATTAGAAGCTCCAAAAGCTACTGCATTAAATGCAGAAGAACCAAACGTAGCAGGTTCTAAAATCTGATCTAACGTATAATCAGGAGGTTGAGGTATCGTAGTGTCTCCATAATTATATCTAATTCTAAGTGTAGGCTGGCACTGACCTTCTGGCGTAACTGAAATCTTTGCATAGTTTAAAGTTTTACGAGTTCCCGCATCTCCAAAATCTAAGAAAGGTGTTTCATATAATGCACTAACCTTTGTTTCTGTACCTGCTGGATTAAACGTAGCACCTGTGTCATGGTTATAAACATAGCCATCTTTATCTCCATGATATGTTTGCTCTAGTCCATCCTTATCTAATCCAGATGTAAAAGCGTGTGCTTGTATTCCTTCAGTTTCTGACCATTCAAATCCGTTAGGTGTGATCGTACCTATTATTCCTTTTGAAGATACAGTTGTTGCAGACGGTTTAGAATAAAATAAACGATACTGAGATTTACTTCTTAATACTGCGCTTGTTATAAACAGCTCATCTATTTCACTGGCTATAGTTCCAATAATAGATTGTATAGCTCTACTAACAGAACCAAGCTCAACGTCACCAATACGTGCTGTACCTGCAACAGTACGAAGTCCATCAGGACTTAAAAATACCAAGTCACCACCTATTTCTTGAATAGATGCACCATCCATACAGCCTACATTTTTTGCAATAGGTACTACAACAATATTACTTGAATCATTTATATTTTGTAACTTATAAATTGAATTGACACAAAATATAATTAAATCATTACGGAAACTTCTAATACCTACTACTTTATCGTCAAGTACAATATTACCTGAACCAGAACTTGTAAAATCATCTATATCATTTGTACCGCTATAATATATAGTGTTAGGTGCTGTGGATGCTCCTGCTACTACTAAGTGTTTATCATGTATTACACAATACTTAGGATACACTGTACCACTAACTGTTATTTCTTTTGCAAAAAAAGTTCTGGTATTTATGTTAGCTCCTGTACCTGTCATCTTAAAGTACATTGGTTTAACACCAGAGCCTTCATCTGTTATAACTACTTCACCGTAATCTGTATTACCTTCAAAGACTGCAAAGTTTGTTTGACCTTGTGAAGTTCTAGCTGCTGCTGATCTTCCTGTAAATGTGCTGTAGTTATCTCCAGAAGCATCTACACTAGCTCTATTTATTTGTAACCAGCTTGTACCATCTTGACTGAAGTATACATTAGTACCTGAAGAAGCAATAACTCCATCTGCATAAACTTGTAGCCCTTTAATTGCATTTGAACTATTAGGTCTAGCAGCAGAGCCTCCACCAAAAGTAGTATAACCATTAATACGCCTATAGCCACCATCAGGGTCTACTTCAAAGTTAGACAGTGCGACAGCAAATCCAGGCTGACCTAGTAATTCTAATTGGTTAAGGTTAGTATTAAGACCACCTTTGCATGATATACCAAACGGTTGTGACACTATACAAACCTCATACGATCATCTTTAAAAGTACCAGGATTAGGTTCCATTAAATTAAGTTTCATTAACTTTAATCCTCGTTTATAATCTTCTAAAGCAAATGCCGCAGCTTGTGGGTTTTCTTTAAATTGATGTAAATAATATCTAGCTCTTGCTAAAAGTACAGAATTATAAATATTAGGAAAGACTGTATTATCCCCATGTGCAGATAACTCAGTAGGTAAATCATAAGCATAAAACCAAATACGATATACTTTATCAGGAATAGGACTTAATCCAAACTTACGTGCATCAGGACTCCGTGTTACTCTAGCAGGAGTTGCTCCATTAGCATCTTCTGCATCGTCTTTGTTTTCACTAATACGAAAGTAATCTTTCCAAGCTTCAGTATCAATGTATCCTAAATTTCTAATAGTATAAGGAGAAGACTCTCCACTAACCCCTACAGTTGTTAAAAGAAAATTATCCCAATCTACATAACCATAGTCATTAACTAAACTAGAACTAGATGCTTTAAGCTCGTACCAGCGTTGGTTAGCTACAGTTTCTACATAAACATTACCGTACATAGGATCTGTAGCTCCACTTTCAGCAGTAGCTAAAAAAGGCCATTGAGGTTCTTCGTTGACTATATCAAGATAACCTCTATTGATAGAATCTTTTGCGTGTTGCTGAATACCTACAGCAGAGCCAAATGTAGCAGAAGTTAATTCAACTTCATTCATCTCACGTAATAATTCATTTGTTAAATTAAGAAATGTAGCCATTACTTTTTATGAACCTTTTGTACATCAAAGTTAGCAGTAAGACTTGCACCTTTATGTGGTGTAAACTTACCAGTGTGCTTCATGAGTTTATAACCACCTTTAGATTGTTTCATCCAGTGATAGCCTTTAGGAGCAGAAACTTTCATCGCCCTTTAGGTAAACTTTTATTATAGCCAGCCATGCTATTACAAGCGTCTTCCATTGCATAAATATCAGACTTAGCCTTACCACCATGACCATACATCATTCTATTAGGACTACCTTTAGACATTTGCTTACGCATTGTATTGTCCATTTCTTCATCCATAGGTGAATAACCCATAGCAGCTTTTTTACGTTCCATCATCATTTTTTTATATCCAGGCATTAATCTTGCTCCATTGAAAATGTTTTACTTTTTAAACGACACGCTTCTAGTTCAGTATTGTATTCTTTTATTTCTTTTCTAGTTTTTGAAGCTTTTTTAAAAATTCTGTCGTAATTAAAATCATATGCTTTCTTGTCAAAGTTTTTTCTAAACCTACTGTCTTTACTAACAATGGCTTTTCTAAACATCATAGGATTTTCATCTGAACCTATTTGTGGCATTTAAATCTCCAAAAAGAAAAGGGGGCTACCGAAGCAACCCCCACTAACTTTAGTCTATACCGTAGAAGGCAGAAACAAGTGCTTCACTACGAAGAACCTGTGCGCCATATACGTGAAGACCACGAACAATATCACCAAAGCTATCAGGGTCACGAATAACCTCTGTATTGGTAATTGTTTGTGCAGTAGCCGTAGAAGACATGTGACCAGCAAGAACTTTACCAGCAGCGTTAGACGTTGAGGCAATGTTGTTAGTCTTGTACATATCGAATCCACGTAGCTTACCAGAGCTTACCAATCCATTACGGATTGATCCTTGTCCTGCATTGTAGTCTACTGACAACAACTTAGAGGAGCTTTGAACAAGCTGCTCATAGAACTCAGGACTAGCAAGGAACCATCGTCCTTCTTCAGGAATGTTCTGCTCGTCTAGCAAACGTGCCATTCGAGAAAGAACATCAATAGGATCGTGTTCGCCTGAAGCAAAACCAATGTCCAAGTTACCAGTACCATCAAAGGTTCCAGCAGCAAGGTCAGTAGCGTTGTCAGAACCAAGAACGTGGTTAGGGCTAGATGCAGATACGCCAGCAAACATTTCAGCAATTACACCTTCATCAAAAGCATCTCGCAATGCATAAGCTGCTGAAGAAGTTGCTACCTCACGGAAATTAACGTGAGACATGTTTGTTTCAATATCATCAACGATGAATTTGAAAGCGTTTGCTACGTCTACTGTCAAGCTTAGTTCTTGGTCAGTAAGTTTAGTAGCTGTTACATCCTGTCCTCTTTCATACTGATAAACAGTGATTTCAGGTTCTTTAATGATCCTTACGGTATCACCAAAAGCTGAAATTTCACCAGCGTAATCAGTATTAGTAATTGCTTCTACTACAGAAGACTTTCGGAAAAAGTTAAGTACCTGCTTCGAGTAAACTTTCGGCAGGAAAAATGAGTTATTTTGACCTGATACAGAGTTACCAAAGTTTGCATTGGTATCTGTACTTGGTTCAAAAAACTGGTCTGATTGATTATAAGCCATGTTAATATACTCCTAGTAAAACATTTATTTTACTACTCTGCCCTCAATCATAGCTTGTTTGATTTCTTCTTCAAATTTATCAAACTGATCAAGAGACATTGCAGCAATTTCCCTTTCAGTCCAAATCTTAGGCTGTTTAGCGTCAACGGATGTAGTTTTTGTAGAAACCATATCTGCTGCTGAACCTTGTGGCCTTTGTTGTTTGGGCTGTGATTTAGTTTGAGTAATTCCGTTTTCTAATTTAAAAAGATCTATAGCTTTAGAAGCTAGAGTTACATTATCAGGATTTTCATAAATCCAAGATTGTATTTGCTCTGGCTGCTCTTTAGCCCATTCATGAAACTCTTCAGATCCTCTAAGATCTTCAAAGTCTGGATGACGCTCTTTCAAAGTAGTTTCAGCATCTTTCCTCAGTATTTCAGACTCACGTTGCCGCATAGACTGTAATTGTGATTCAAGGTCTGCAACTTGTCTTTGACTTTGCATATGAGCTACAGATTCTACTGTGCTATAAAGATCAGGATATTCTTGTTTAAACGCTTCTAGTTCTTCTTCAGATCTAGGAGGTTGATATGCTGGTTGCGCTGAACGAGCCGCAGCTTGCAGTTCTTCCTCTTTTTGTTTAAACTCAGAAACTTTCTGATCATAATGACGTTTTAAATCATCGTATCTTTTTTTATAATTAGTTCTTTTTTTAGGTTGTACTTCCTCATCAGGGGCCTCTTCTGGGGTAGCCTGTTGTGGTGCATAAAACAATCCATCTGCATCTCCCTTCTTAGGGTCATCTGGAACATGCCAAGATTTACGTGCGTTATATGGATTAGCTGTTTCTTCCTCTAAAGTTACTTCGGACATACTCATTCTCCTTCATGGGGCTTGTGTTTCGCAAGGTAGCCATATTAACTCCGTCGAGTATAATGGGGCTTGACTTACCAAGGTAGCCATAAAAATTATTGAACGCTAGGCATCTTATTAGCACCAATCATAAGTTTCTTGATTTCTTCATCAGTCTTACTTAAATCATAAGTGCCTTTTTCTAACTCGTCATCTTCATCACGAGCCATTCCTCCTAGGTTCTTCTTTTGATAACCGCCATCAAAGGCACGTTCAGCATCATCCATCATTACTTGGAGATTGTCTGCGCCTAGTTGGTCAGTTGCTTTTTTGGTAAATACAAACTCTCCATCCGATAATCGGGCTGGTATAGAGTCTGATACACCAGTTCCAGGGCCGTCAACTTCTCCAGCACCTGAAAATTCTGAAGCAGTAGTAATTACTTTATCCATTATATCTGAAAGCATTGGATCGCTTTGTAATACACCTGCTAAATATTCTTGTTCTTCATCGTTAAGGGATTCATCCATAACGTAATTAATATAGTCTTCTTCCATTTCTTCATCAGGAAGTTGAGAGTCTAAGGCTTCTTCCATTTCATCTGGTGGAATATTTGGATACGTATCTAAAGGTACTCCTTCTGTAGGAGCCATAAGAGTTCCTCCTTCTTGATAAACTCCACGGCCTTTTAAAATATCGGCTTGAGTTACTTCACCATCTTTGTTTAAATCTGGAAATTTTTCAGCCATTTTCCTTCCTCTCTAATGCTTCGTTAACTATTTCAGGTAGTTTTAAAAATCTACCCAGCAAATTCATCTTCCCCTGGCTGCGGTACACCTCCAACTCCGATGTTGCCCCCACCAGTACCTGTAGCTCCAAGGTCTTGAGGTTGTTGAGGTACTCCTCCAGCGGCTCCCATTGCTGCTTGTTCTTCGTTAATGGGGCCAGCTTCTGCGCCAGTTGCTTGTCCAGCATTTTGCATTCCTATTATCTGTGCCATTATAGCTGCTTCTTCTGGATCGTTTAGAAGTTCATCAGGGTCTAAATCTAAACTATAAGCAAGCTCACTAATAAGCTTATTAATTTTAATAAACGGAGCAACAGCAGGATTTGCTGCTGTCTGTAAAAACATAGTAAGTCTTTGACTCCGTACCTCTTTCTGCATCAAGCTGTTAGTGCCTGTAGCTTTTACTTCAAGATCTCCTTCAACACCTAAATCAGATTCTAAAAACTGCATATTCCATTGGAAGTATGCTTCTCCTAAAGGTTTAAGAAGAAAATCATCTAAGTTCTTTATTACTGTTTTAATGTTAAGTGATGCTGCACCAAGCAACATAGACATACCAGAAGCAGTTCTTGTCATGCTTTGTACGCCTGTTTGACCGTGACTGTAGCTAGGAATGCCTGTTTGTTCATCTGCTAACTGTCTAAACTTGTCAAACATCATCATGTTTTCTTGCGATGTATTAGGAAACTTCAAACCATTAATAGCTTGACCAGGAACCCCTGCTTGTCTTCTAAAGACTTTACCAGGATAAATCTCCATACTTTGACCACCAACTAGTGCAGTCTCATCTACATCAAATACAAGAGAGCCAGACAGTGCAAGGTTATCAATAGCCATTCTTGCGTGACCGTTCATAATCTTTTGGCTATCGTCCATGTTTTCTGCTACGCCAATACCGAAGAAGCTATATGGATTTTTTTCATAAGTAAAAGCATGGTAAGGAACTCTATAAGGTGTAAATGGATTAACTACTGCTCTAAGCATTTTACCATTACAAACCCAAGCATTTATTTGAACTTCATCTAAATCATCTACATCTTCTTCAATTTCCATTCCTACTTGACGAGCATATTCTGCATCCATTACTCCCCAATACTCAAGAACTTCAAACTGACTAGCACCATATTCATCTGTACGACTATCATCTTTTAGTTCATGTTCATAGTCTTTTTCTACATAGTTAGGCCCCATCTGTAAACATTCACGTATTGCATCTTTATCAAAATATGGAAGTTTACTAAGCCCTCTAAGTTGAGTCCTATTCATACGATGTCTATGAAAAACATACTCTGCTTCGTTTATTGTTGTTGCATTAGGATCTGGAAAGAAATCCCAAATACTTACAAACTCTATACGTGGAACTCTAACTGCAATAGGTTGATAAGTTCTATTACCTTCTTCATCTTCATCCCAACGATTAAGAGTTTTATTAAAGTTAAAAGGCCCTTTAACTACACCAGTGCCAAACAATGCTGCTTCAAATAAAGAGTTTCGTATTTCACTAGCTCCATTAGATTCTTCAATTTGATCATGGATTAACTTTTCCATACGCCTTGCAGCTTTTTGAGCAGGGTTTACTTCAAGAGCTTCTGGTGCTGGTGACAGCCCTTCCCGCAACAAACCCTCTTCTTCTGCTCTTTTTTCAATGTGTTCTTCTTCAAACTTTCCTGTTCCATAAGTAGCTCCAGGTTTTAGTGTTTTACCATCTCCTTCGTATCCTACATCAAAAGGATTTTCTATAGCTTTCTCTGTTCCTTCATCAGGCGTAGTTGTTTCTAAACCAGGTACAGGATTTTGAATATCTAAATGAGCATGTTCAGCTACACCTTCTGGAACTTTAGTTTCACTTACACCTATAGGAAATTTGTTTGATCCGAAAATAACATCGACCAACTGACCAAACGCAGCGAGTACTTTGGTCTTTGTGACCTTGACAAATACTCTAGACTTTTCTGATTCTCTAAAGCGTACACTTTTACCATATAGTCCCCTATAATTATGATAAGCTTCTAACCACCGTTTTTCATCTAGATCACGAGCAGACTCAGCAGATTCAAATCTATCTTGAATTAAACCCACAAGATTATTCTGTAGGTTTTCTTCAAGAGTAAGATTTAATCCCTTTTCATCCTCTACTTCTTCAAAGTAAAGATCATTAGATGTTAAAGTATTTTCAGCCATTTATTAGTCGGGCAACACGCCAAGGTGTAGGAACTCAACCAAGAACGTAACAGTTGTAGCTGCTGTAGCTAGGTCTGCTCCGATTGGAGTGAGTCTTCCGTATAGCGTTCTTGCAGATGCTGTGTAAAGCGTTCCTGCAATTACAATAGCTTCTGAAGTAGCAGGGCCACCTACAACACCAGCAGTAACGCTAGTACTAACAAATGCATTAGCTGCATGACCATGAGAGTCTTGAATCAAATATAATGGTGCGTTAGCAGTCCATGTAACGGCTGAACCACCATCATCTAGAATAGCTTCTGTTGCAATAATCTGTGTACCACCAGAAGAAGTACCTAGTGAAAAGTCTACGTCATTACCACTACTGCCGCCCGTAACAATGTTACCTGCTGGAATAGCAATCAAGTTTCGTATAATAGTATCTGCTGGTTGAGTAAATGAAACATCTGTATTAGTGTCATCAGTTACTGCAATAGTGTCTGTGGTTACAGAAGTCCAAGAAGTGCAGTTGTTATCTGACAATGCACGTACATCTGCAAGTGATGCAGAGTCCCTCCCTGTATTTCTAATGCTTACAACTGGATTTGCCATATTAATCTCCGTTTAGTTTTTTAATTAGTTCGTACTGCTCTTTAATTTCTTTTTGTTGTGCTTTTAATCTGTTTGCTTGTTTAGATATTTTAGATCTTTTTTGAAATTTAATTCTCAATATCCAAACTCCTTATCTACTGGAGTATAAGCTTGTTCCATTCTCATATTTCTAAATTGACTAAATACATCGTTTACTTTAGGTCTTGACATAATTAAATACCTTAAAGCATCGTATGCGTGATCAGGAGCATGAGTATCTACATCTTCAGGATTTGATTTATCTAAAGGAATAGATTGAAGCTCACGTATGAGATTTGGGCAAGTATTAAAAATTTGTACTTTAGGTCTGCCACTTTGTTGTATTCTCAAATATTCGTGAAGCTGTATCTTTCCTTGAATCCTGTTTTTGTCGGCCCTACGTAGTTTATGACCTGCACGTTGTAATGTTTCTCCTACTGTAGGGCCTGTAGTTCCTGTTCTATTCCAAGCTGCTGTGTCAAGTACGCCTGAAACTGCATAAGGATCAGCTAACTCCATGTTAGTGATCATCTGCGCTAAATCGACTCCTGTTAAATTTTTCTTATATAATTCTCTATATATAATTAATGTGCCATCAGAGGGATCAACAGTACCCCATACACAAGCACTTTCAGAAGCATAACCATAGTCAATTCCTTTTATTCTTTCCCAGCCTATAGGTATTTCAAAAGGAGTAATTACATGAGCTTCTAAATCAAACTCAGTAAAGGCTGCTCCTTCTGTAACGTCCCAATTACCTTCAAGTAACTGTTTACGTTGAACATCAGGTAATGCATTTAACATTTGCTCATATCTGCCATCTTTTGCAAGATAAGGGTTGTCTTCCAACCTAGCAGGTATAAACCTACGTGTAAGCCCATCATTCCCTGTAAAAGTTTCGTTAGGCTCATTAGGATCTACATAACGCTTTTTAACCCAAGTAGCTCCTACACCACCAGGGTTAGCCGTACAACGCATATATGGCGTTATGTCTGGGTCTGTCGTTCTAAGTCTTGAAGATAGATAGTTCCAAGAAAACTCAGTGTTTAAATGAGTAATCTCATCAAAGCCTATCCAAGAATACGCTTGACCCTGATAACGATATACATCTGCATCTCTTTCAAGGAACCCAAACTCTATTTTACATCCTGAAGGAAATGTCCAAACCTTTTCTACTTCTCTAAACTTACAACCTGGAAAAGCTTTAGGGTATAACTCCCTAGACTTATCTATTAGTTCTCTAAGTTCTGGCATTGATCGTCTTAGTATTAATGCCCTATGTACGGCTCTGTGAGCGTATCTAAGAGGATCTACAAGCATAGCATATGACTTGCCACCTCCTGCTGCTCCTCCGTACAGTACATCCGTTTCTGGAGCCGCTAGGAAGTCTGTTTGAGGCCCTTCATTAGGTTTAAATATAACTTTAGTTGCTTCCTTTACTTTTGGAGTTAACAAATCTAACTCGTCTTCTGTAGCAACTTTACCTAATGAGTCTTGACCTAACTTAGTTTGAATCTTAGTCTGAGCATTTAATGAACTTTTAGCAGACTTTAATTTCTTGTCAAGCTTTTCTACTCTTTTTTGTTTAGCCCTTAGAGACTGCCTAGCGGCTATTTTAGCCTTATTTGCTGAACTATAGTTATATTTACCAGGAGAGCCTGTAGATTCTCGCTCATCCTTTACGTATTTCGAAAGAGCTTGCACTGATATACTGTACCCTTTAGCCTCTATGAATAATCTACCTTCACGTATTGACTTGATGGCTCCTGATACGATACCTTCTACAACCTCTTTCAGAACTTTATATTTAGCCTCGTTACGTACAAACTGTTTATTTTCTACATCTGCATCGTATGCAAATGGAGCTATGCCTTGACTTCTAGGCTTAGTTCGAGGCAACTTCATATTCACCCTCTACTACCGTTTTAGCAGGAAGAATAAATAAAGAACCCCCATCAGTTTCTACGTTAACATCAATCCTATCTTGTTTACCCAATCCTGTACGATCCAAGATTGTTTGTGCAGCTTGTAAACGCACATTAGCTTGAGGTATAGGATCATTAGTATTCATAACATCAACAAGCTTCATAGCCGCTTGGGGTGCAGATTGAGCGAGGATTTGAGAGGCCAGTTCTATTATTTCATTTTTAAGTGATTTAATTACTTGGAAATAGCTGCCTTCGGCATACCCTGCAAGCTCTGCTGCTTCTTTTGGATCACCTCCTGTTTGGATTAGATAGCCTAAGAACTTTTGCTGCTTGTCTGTTAATTCTCTTTCCTGTTGTTTTTGGGGTAAATATCCATTCATGCTGTACATTATAGTAATGTATTTAGAGTTTGTCAAGTCTTTTTTAAATAAAACTTGACAAACTTACTATTCAACTGTATACTGGAGTAACTCCCTACGGGGGTTGTGCATATATATACCTCGTATCTAATACTTTTAAAGTATTTAAAAGGTGAGCGCAACTTTCCTAAGTATTGACAACTTGAAAAGCCCTTAAAATTTTTAAGATTGCATTACACCCCCACCACCCCGCCATGGCCACCTGTCCAGCCCTCTAAAAATTATACAGTATAACTTTTGAAAAGCTTCTGAAGCCTTGCAAAATTGATGCCACATTTAACAGCCCTGAAAATATTTTTAAAAGTTTTCAAATGTGGCCTAAATATTGCATAGCTCTGTGAATATATTCCAAAGAGTGTACAATTTTTAAAAGGTATTCCGATGTTTCATAAATATAGTAATACTTCTAAAAACTTCTAAATACTTTCAAAAACTTATGAATTATTCACCATACTGCTCCAGTCCATTTTATCTCCATTATTCCTTGTAGATTTCTAAAGAAATTTACTCCAGTATTTTACCTGTTCGAAACATTAAACAAATAGGGAATATTTAAAATGGATCTACAAATAAACAAAGACAACACAGTTAAACTTCCAACTGCTATTAACAACTCTGAAGTAGCAATAGACGTTAAAGAAGTGAGAGAAGTAGTTAAAGGCATTCTTTCAGCTGAACTAAAGATTGAGACTTTAACGCCAAGAATTTTCAACATATTCAAAACAGTGATTCATGATCACAACGTCGAAGAGTTTGCAAAGCTTCAAAAAGCTTTAGCGAATGCGTCAGGATTT